CCGAAAGAAAAAGCCAGTCAGGGCGAGGCAGGTGGCTTGGTATGTGATGAGCCGCAACTGTCCCCATATGTCATATCTTCAGATGGCACGTATGCTGGGCCGCACAGACCATAGCACAGCGTTTCATGGCGTGCGGGTGGTTCAGGATCTGATCGCCATTGATGATGACTTCGCAGCCGCTGTCGAGCGTGTAGAAATGGCTTTGCGTGACTAAATACTTCGCCAAGAAAACCGCCTGCTCTGCTGGGCATCTGCACGCCTCAAAGCGTGAGGCCAAGCGTTGCGATCAACTGCATTTGCTACAGCGAGGCCGTGAGATTGAAGGGTTGACCATCGAGCCGAAGTTTGAGTTTGTGATCAACGGCAAGCCCCTGAAAATGAGCAACGGACGGACTGCATCTTATCGACCCGATTTTTCGTACGTCGAGCGAGGGAAGCTGATCGCGGAGGATGTTAAGCCGCCCACCAAGTTGGCTATCAGCAGAGACTTCCCGCTTCGCGCTGCACTGTTCCGGCATCTGTATCCTGACTGGGAACTGAGATTGACTTAAACGCCAAAATATGGAAAAGAATGTGGACGGGGAGCCTGCAAGCTCAACCCGCCCACACACGCGAAAGGACGTTCGCATGAAACGCAAGACACTTACCATTAAAGCACCCGTCCCGCAACACATTGCGGTTGATGACATCATAGACAGAGTCTGTGAAAACTGCCGATTCTTTGACGATATTAGCTTCGGAGAAAATCCAGAGATGCTTTGTCGCAAGAAAGCGCCATACCTAGATATTGTAACCGGCAGGGGTATTTGGCCCAAGGTGTATCGAGCAGATTGGTGCGGGGACTTTAAGCGCCTCCCAGTGGAGTAGGCGCGATGCACTATTACCGATTTAGCATTGGCGATTACGCCAGATCAACCAGGCACTTGTCGAATGATGAGGACTTAGCCTACCGCCGCTTGCTTGACATGTATTACGAAAACGAAAGACCAATCCCATTGGAAACCCAGTGGGTTGCGAGACGTATCCGAATGGATACCGAAGTTGTTCAGATCGTTCTCAATGACATGTTTAAACGGTCAGATGATGGCTTTAGGCATACGCGTTGCGATGCAGAAATAGCCGAATATCACAAGCAAGCGGAGCGCAATCGCGCCAATGGCAAGCAGGGTGGAAGACCAAAAAGCGTTAAAAAACAACAGATCAAAAACCCAGTGGGTTTCCAGTCGGAACCGGATAGCATCCCAGTCGTAACCCTAACCACTAACCATAAACCACTAACCACTAACCAAGAACCGCTTATAGAACCTAAAGGTTCTAGTGAAACTGGCGTTTCACCCGTCCGCCCGATTGAAATTGTTGAGGCATGGAATATCACTGCTGCCGAGCTTGGCTTGGCGAGGGTGGTCAAGCTGACTGCGGATCGAAAGCGCAAACTTGCGGCCAGGTGCAAGGATACCTCGCTGGAAGAATTTCAAGATGCACTTGCCACGATTCGACGAAGCCGGTTTCTGCAAGGGCAGAACGACCGTAGCTGGAAAGCCGACTTTGATTTTTTCCTCCAGCCGAAAAGCTTGGCTAAACTGATTGAGGGTTCATATGAATAACCGCCTGTTAAAATCCGCTCCGAAACAAGAGGGTGAAAAGCGCACGCCGCAGGGATGGTGCGATCACTGGAACAAATATCTTCATGGCCACGAAAAGGGCGGAAATGATCAGGTTATCCGCCATGACATAAAATGGGTGGTTGGTGCCGATGGTCATCCGCGATTAGAATCCGTTGAAACTGACTTTGACCGCACGATGAAGCAGATCAAGGAAGGGAACATATCTCAGTCTGCGATTGATCGGTTGCCATTCAACATCCGCCGGATTGCTTGGAATCGAGGTTATCTGAATTGCGATTACGAAAAGCCGCCGCGCTATTGGTTACCGGGCAATGAGCCTGGACAGCAGACAAAGCGTGCCGCGCTAAGTTGGTATGACGCAGAATGAGCAAGCTAAAGGTTCTCGATCTGTTTAGCGGGATAGGAGGCTTCAGTCTTGGCCTTGAACGCACTGGCGGATTTGAAACCGTCGCATTTTGTGAAATTGAGGAGTTTCCAAGGAATGTCATCAAAAAGCACTGGCCCAGCGTCCCCTGCTACCGAGACGTGCGCGAACTTACCGCAGAGCGACTTGCTGCCGATGGAATTGCCGTTGACGGAATATGCGGCGGTTTCCCATGCCAAGACATTAGCGTTGCAGGAAAGGGGGGGGGGCTTGCTGGAGAGCGAAGCGGATTATTCTTTGAAGTCGCCCGTCTTATTAGCGAACTTCGACCTAGATTCGTTATCCTGGAGAACGTCGGCGCGTTGCTTTGTAGAGGGTTGGATGCCGTTCTCGGAACCTTGGCCCAGATCGGGTATGATGCAATCTGGCACTGTATACCAGCTTCCCACGTTGGCCTCCCTCACAGACGCGACAGGGTTTGGATTGTTGCCTACCCTCGGCAAGAACGAACCGAAGGGCGCTGGCAGAATGCGTTTTCGAGGCTCTACGGAATTTCGTGGAGCGAAAATGTCAGAAGGGCTGCGGACTGGGCCAGACGATCCGATCTATCTGCATCCGGCCTTTGCCGAGGAAGTGATGGGATTCCCAATAGGGTGGACAGAACTTCAGCCCTTGGAAACGCCGTAGTCCCGCAGATACCTGAACTTATTGGCCGAGCAATTTTAGAAGCGCATGAATCAGAGTAAATTCCCCCTAACCCAGTATATTATAGACCTCCAGAAAGCCTCCACCATGAAGCTAAAAAAGATGGATATATCAGCAACAGCCCGAAAGCGTGGTCTGCCTGTCGCATATGTGGTCGCCTACAGGGATATGGAGTTGAAAAGCCGGTGACTTGTGCGGCCAGCCTGAAAGCGATATAGTCCCACCACCAGTCCATATTGGAAGCTGAGATGACACTGAAGATTGAAACGCGCCCAGTCGCAGACCTGATACCCTACATCGCCAACAGCCGCACGCACAGCGATGCCCAAGTGGCACAGATTGCTGCCAGCATCAAAGAGTTTGGCTGGACCGTGCCAATCCTGATTGACGACGATAACACCATCATCGCAGGCCACGGACGCCTTCTAGCAGCCCGTAAGCTTGGAATGGAATCAGTCCCCGCAATAGTCCTCGATCATCTCAGCAAGGCCCAGCAACGCGCCCTGGTGATAGCTGATAACCAGCTTGCTCTAAACGCAGGGTGGGACATGGATATGCTGAAGGCAGAGATTGAGGATTTAAAGCTAGATGACTTCGACCTTGGACTGCTCGGCTTTGACGATAAGTTCCTTGATGGCCTGTTGATTCCAGAGCCGACAGAAGGCTTGACCGACGAAGATGCTGTCCCCGAAGTGCCTGAGACACCGAAGACCGCCCTGGGTGACGTTTGGGTGCTTGGCAATCACAGGCTGATGTGCGGAGACAGCACCAGCATTGATGCAGTCGATAAGCTGATGGATGGCGCAAAGGCTGACATGGTGTTTACCGATCCGCCGTATGGAGTGGATTACAAAGGTATTAACAACGATGATCGATCTGGTCTGGATGGATTGCTGCGAGGGGCATTTTCCAGCTACTTGGCAACATCCAAGTCAGGGGCATCAATCTACGTTTTCCATAGCGACAAGTGCGCCGACATTTTTCATAGCGTGTTCCGAGAGTTCTTTCATTTCTCAAGCATGGTGATTTGGGCGAAAAATAGTTTGACGCTTTCCCGCACAGATTATCAAAGCCAGCACGAGCCGTGCCTTTATGGATGGATGAAGGGGGGAACGCATTCATTCTATGGTGATCGCAAACAGGTCAGCGTGTGGCGCTTTGACAAGGAGCGCGTAGAAGGACACACCACACCAAAGCCAGTCGCTCTAATTGAAAGGGCGCTTTCCAATAGCAGCAAGGGCGGAGATACAGTCACAGATTTATTCGGAGGTTCTGGATCCACACTGATTGCTTGTGAAAAGACAGGCCGCAATTGTCGTATGATGGAGCTTGATCCAAAATACTGCGACGTAATCATCAAGCGTTGGCAGGACTTCACAGGCCAGAAAGCCATTCACGCAGAGACAGGAGAGGCGTTCGATGCCTCACGTTAACCTCACCGCAAAGCAGGAAGCGTTCTGCCAGGGCATCGCTGATGGGTTAGGACAAGCCGACGCTTACCGCGCTGCCTATGACGCCGAAGGGATGAAGGATAACGTCATTTATGCCCGCGCATCAGAGTTGATGAAAAACGGTAAGGTGACGGATAGAATTAAAGAGCTTCGTTCAGAGGTGCAGGAAAAGCAGCTTTGGTCGCGTGAAATGTCTGTCAAAGCACTGGTGCAAGCGTATCGCGAAGGCTCTGGATCGGTAAAGGTTGCAGCAGTCAAAGAGCTTAACGCAATGCATGGATATAACGAGCCGTCAAAGGTCAGCATCAACGGCAGTCTGATCCAGCGCATCCAGCGTGAGGTGATTGATGGCAAAGACGCTAACGATTAAAACACCTCGCTGGTTCAAGCCATTCCTCAGGCCATCACGCTATAAAGGCGCACATGGTGGCCGCGGCTCTGGCAAATCCCATGCCTTCGCTGAATGCGTGATCGAAGCCCATGTGATGGACCCGAAGCGCCGCACCGTCTGCGTCCGTGAGATCCAGAAGTCCCTAAGCCAATCAGTTAAGCGCCTGCTGGAATTGAAGATCGAGCAACTTGGCGTTGAAGATTATTTCGAGGTGCAGGAATTTCAGATAAAATCACGCCACGGTGATGGACTGATCATCTTCCAAGGGATGCAGAACCACACCAGCGATTCCATTAAGTCGCTCGAAGGCTATGACTGTGCATGGGTGGAGGAAGCGCAGAGCCTATCGCAACGGTCGCTCGATCTGCTTCGCCCAACAATCCGTAAGCCTGAATCGGAATTGTGGTTCACATGGAACCCCAGCAAAGACACCGACCCGATTGACCTTTTGCTTCGCGGCGCGAACCCACCGCCTGACGCAATCGTCCAAGAGGTAAACTATAAAGACAATCCTTGGTTCCCTGACGTTCTCCGCGCTGAAATGGAATATGACCGAGGCCGCGACCCAGACAAATACAAACACGTCTGGCTCGGCGGTTATGTATCTAACAGCGAAAGCCGCGTCTTCCGCAATTGGAAGGTTGAGGAATTTGAGGCGCCTGAAGACGCAACGCACCGCCTGGGCGCTGACTGGGGCTTCGCATCTGACCCGACAGTCCTCATCCGCTGCCACGTTGTCGGCAGAACGATCTATGTCGATTACGAAGCCTATCAGGTCGGCTGTGAGATTATGGACACGCCTTCGCTATTCCTGACGGTTCCAGAATCCGAAAAGTGGCCGATCATCGCTGATAGCGCACGGCCTGAGACAATCAGCCACATGAAGAAGAATGGCTTCCCGAAGATTATGTCGGCAGTCAAAGGCCCCAAGTCGGTCGAGGAAGGCGTGGAATGGCTTAAGTCGCACGACATTGTGGTTCACCCTCGCTGCACCCATACGATTGATGAATTGACCTGCTACAGCTACAAAACAGACCCCTTGACAGGGCAAGTGCTGCCGGTCTTGTCCGACAAAGACAATCATGTTATTGATGCTTTAAGGTATAGCCTTGAGGCTAGCCGTCGTGCAGCGCCCAAAACGC